TAGAGATGCTATTGGAGAAAAAATGGGCTATAATAAAAGTCCTGGATATGCTAAATTTCAAAAATTAGAGGAGGCTTTTCCAAATAAATTACATGTTCTTAGAAAAAGAGAAGGACATAAAAGAGTATGGTATATTGAAATTAAAAGCTTAAAAGAACAAGGGGTAGAGTAATGAGCAAAATCTTAAAAAATAATTGTTTTACTAAATATTTAAAAAATCCTATATTAGATGATTCTCTTTTTTCTTCTTTTTGCACATTATCTAATAAAATGGCTAATAGAAAACCTTATGACAGTTTTACAGAAAAAGAAATAAGTATATTAAAAGAAGCTTCTTCTGTTTCAGGGGGTAATAAATCTCTTATGTTATTTTTTACATTATGCGCTAACTATAAAGAATCAAAAGCACAAGATTATATTTTATCAAAAAATTTAAAAAATATATTTGTAAAAGAAAATATTAAATTTAAAAATAAAATGCTTTTTGGAGACTTTATAGGGTATATAAAAACTCCTGGAGTTCAAGATCAAGATGGATTTTACACTGAAGATCATTTTGTAAATGTAAGATATGTTGAAGACGAAGGGTGGGTTTTTGGAGTTGTTAGTTTAATAAGACATCCAGGACCTATTCCTGGTATATTGATAAATGATATACATTTAAGTAAGTTTGAAAATTTTGAAGATTCTATAGATTTTAATGGAGGACATGATTCTGATTTATTAAAGATATTAGCAAATTCTGTTATGTATATAAAAAGTACTGATGATTATAAAATAAATTTTAACCAAACTTTTATTAAAATGAAAAAAGATAGATTAAATATAAAAAATTCTGGTTCAAGAATGTACTATCTAAAACCAAATGTAAGACTACTTCCGGTATATAGTCAAACAAACTGTGAAGTATCTGGTCATTTTAGATGGCAGCCATATGGACCTGGAAAAACTAAAACTAAGTTAATATTTATAAATCCTTATGTTAAAAATTATAAAAATGTAAAAGGAGTAATTAATGAATGAATGCGATAACTGCGGAAAAAGAACTAAAGAAGAATTATACACTAGAGAAGGTTTTAGCACTACTTATTATGTAGAATGGGTTTGTGCCAAGTGTTTTAAAAAATTAGAAGGCTGTAGCTTTGAAGATTATGGCAAAAGAGAGGATGATAGTGAAGAAATTTCAGCTTAAGCCGGGGATTAATAAATGTACCAACGAGGAGTATCATGGAGATAATAGTTACTTTTCATCAACATCGGTAAAGCTACTACTTGAAGATCCTAAAAAGTTCTACGAGCAGGCTATAGAAGGCAAACGAGAGTTTAAGCACATACCAGCATTTGATGAGGGCTCGTATGCCCATGCTCTAATACTTGAGCCTGAAGTAATTGATGCTGAATTTGCTTTTTATCCGGGATTACGTAGAGCGGGTAATAAATTTAAAGAGTTTGAAGCGGCTAATAAAGGCAAAATAATACTTTCTAACGGGCAAAAAATGAGAGTAGAGTCTTGGGTGGAAGCTTATAAGCGCTTGCCTGCGGCTAAAGAGCTAGTTAGTGGAGGCTTGCCTGAGCATACGGTTGTAGGTTCGATAAATAACATGCCGCTAAAGGCTAGAGCCGATTATTTAAATATTGATAGAGGTTATATTGCCGATGTTAAGACTACTAGCTATGATACAGACGTTGATAGTTTTCGCATGACTATAGGGCAATTTAAGTACCAGCTATCTGCTGCGCTTTATTGCGCTATGTTTGAGCAGTATTATGAAAAGCCTTTTGATTTTTACTTTATTGTACTTGGCAAACGAAGCTTAGACTGTCAGGTCTATAAAATGAGTAATAAAACTATGATGGATGGAAAGTCTAAGTTGTATAAAGCTATTAAAACTTACAATAAGTGCAAAGAGAGCGGTTTATGGGTTAAAGAAGGTAGTAGTGTGGAAGGCTTAGATTCCGAGATTAGCGATTATGAGATATTGGAGGTATAATGAATATAGAAAAAGCTTTTGAAAAGATTAGCGATTATAGAAAATTAGTAGAACATTATAACTTACTGCTTAATATTACTAAAAGCACAGAGGTTTATAATTACGTTAACATGCTTAAAAAAGAAGCTAGGCAAAAGATTAGTTTCTTAGAAGAGCTTTATGTTAATCAGGAGCTTGAAGATCAGAATGCGGTTATGAAGCAATATTATATTGAAGGGTATAAAGATGGACGATAAAGATTTAGAACAATTTATATCTAATTTAGAGAATGTTAAAAACTGGTTAGATAATGATCCAGAGTTTAGCGTGTGGTTAGACAAAGTAAATAATATTAATGTAGATGATTTATATGAAGATTACCGAGGCACTAACGCCTCATAAGCCGGCTATAAGCCAAAGGAGCTAAGAATGAGTACAATTGCAGAATTAAAAAAAGGTTTGACAAAAGTTAATGCTTTAGATTTGTTAAATCCAGAAGGAAAAGAAGACGGAGGAGGATCTATTACTTTTCTAAGAGCATCACAATTGGAGGCTAATAAAAGCGAGCCAATTTTAGAAGGTGTTTTTCAAGGTACTGTGCCTAATCAGTATAACCCTGATAAGCCAGATTTTAAATTTATTACGGATAATGGTACGGTTATTGTCAACTCTACTGGTCATTTAAATTACTTAATGAGTCCATTTGATGTAGGTACTTTATGTGAAATTTACTACTTAGGTAAAGAAGATTATAAAGGTAGAGCTGTTCATAAGTTTAAAGTAGAAGGTTACAAAGAGTAGTATTAGCATTTATTAATTATTAACTATAAAGGTTATCTATGGAAGTTTATAAAGTTGTATACAGCCCTAGTGAGTTGCAAGAAATGATTGAACATGCGCAAAACTCAGAATTATTGGCGTACGATACTGAAACTACAGGGCTAAATGTACGTAAAGATAAAGTTATTGGTTTTTCTATATCCGGCAAAGTAGGTTATGGATATTACTTGCCGCTTTTTAAGTGGAATGGTAGTGAGCTTGAGCCTATTTGGAGCATGGATGTTGCCGAAAAGGTGCTAAACATTATTAAGTCGAAAAAACTTATCATGCACAATGCTTCTTATGATGTTAGAATTACTAAAAATAGTTTAAATATAGACTTGCTAGATAGCCTTTATTGTGATACAATTTTGCTTAAACATGCTTGTGATGAGGAACGTCCGTTTGGTTTGAAAGACATAGCAAAAAAGATACAGCATGAGCTGGGCTTAGATGTTAGCGCTGAAGCTAATAAAGAGCAGTTAGATATGATTGAATCTATTAAGGCTAATGGAGGCGCTGTAACTAAAGAATGTTACGAGCTTTTTAAGGCTGATGTAGATAAAATTGGTATATATGCTTGTAAGGATACGGATTTGACGCTTAGAGTTTTTAATTACTATTCAGAGCTATTGACTAAAGAGGGTTTAGATCGCTTTTTTTATAAAGATGAGACTATGCCTTTGATGAAAGAGGTCACTATACCTATGGAATCTAGAGGTGTACCGGTAGATGTAGAGCTTTTAAAGGCTGCACAAGCCGAAATTAGTGTAGATATTGCTGAAGTAGAGCGACAGATTCATGAACTTATTGAGCCTCACTTAGGTTTATTTTATGATTGGTACGTTGGTAAAGAGTTAAAACAAAGTACTACGGGAGAATTTCCTCAACTACTTTGTGAATATGCTGATTTAGATCTGCCTAAAACTAAAGCAGGTCGGTATAGCATTGCTAAGAAGGGTGTTGAAAGCTTGCCAGATAGCGAGTATAAAGAGTTTTTACTTGGAAATGCGTGGCTGTCTAAAGAAGTTGTAGCGGATATTAAGAGCATGTGGCTTAAGCGTTTGCCTGAGCATCCATTTAATATTAGCTCAAAGCATCACTTAGCTAAGCTATTTTTTGATACACTTAAAGAGCCTCCGGTAACTAAAACAGATAAAGGTAATCCTCAGATGAATGATCTTTTTTTAGATAGTGTTAAAGATAAGTATGAGTTTGTGCCGTTAATACGGGTTTATAATAAGCTTAATAAACTAAAATCGGCTTACATAGATCGTTTTTTAGAACGTCAAGAAGATGGTATATTTTATCCAAGCTATAATCAACATAGAACTATTAGTGGTCGATACGGCTCTGACTTACAGCAGCTTAATAGACCTTATGAGAGTGCAGAAGGCGTACATCCTGCGGTCTATAAATATACTAACATGGTACGTAAATTTTTTATATCAGGAGATGATCATGCGTTTATCGATGCTGATTACGTTAGTCTTGAGCCTTTCGTGTTTTCTCATGTTTCTAACGATAATGGACTTAAGGCTATTTTCCTTAATGGTCATGATTTCTATTCTACCGTTGCTATCGCTACTGAAGGTTTGGAAGGACTAAGTGCGGATAAGAAAGCTGATAATTATTTAGGAAAAGTTAATAAAAATTTAAGGCAGAAAGCTAAAGCTTATAGTCTCGGCATTCCATATGGGATGGAAGAGTATGCTTTAGGGAAAACTTTAAATATTCCTCAGTCTGAAGCAAAAAGGCTTATTAATCAGTATTTAAATGCTTATCCTGAGCTTAAAAAGTGGATGGAACGTAGTAATGAGATGTGTGTTACACAGGGCTATGTTAAGTCTGAAGCTGGTAGAATACGTCACTTTCCTAAAGCTCCTAAGATATGGTACAGCCATGGTAAAGATATATTAGATTCTTTGAAGCTATGGTCTAAGTACCATGAGCGACCAAAGTTATATCAACAAATGAAATTTTTACGTAAAGAAGTTAAAAACTCTCTTAATAATGCTAAAAACTTTCAAATTCAAAGTTTAGCAGCTTCTATTACTAATAGAGCTTGTATAGCGATTAATAGGGAGTTAAAGCGCTTAAAGATTGACGGCTATGTATGTGCCCAAGTTCATGATCAAATTATTACTAGAGTTCCTGAGGAGCATGCGGAAAGATGTCGTAAGATTGTCCAATATTTAATGGAAAATACTTATAAAATTAGTTTGCCTTTATCGGCACCAGCAGAAATTGGAAAGGACTTTTATGAAGCGCATTAAGATGACTGAAGCCGAATGGGCACAAGAATGGCTAGAAGCGCTGCAAATGGAAGAAGAGCTTAACATGGCTTCTTATAATGTTGGCGATAGGGTTGAAATTAAGAAAGAGCGTAGTAAGTATAATGGAAAATATGGGGATGTTATAGAGGTAATTCACGATAAGTGGTATGGTCATCTGCATAAGTACGTTGTGCGTTTTGATGATATGGAGCCTATGATGTTTGAAGAGGATGAGTTGTATAAATCATGGCATAGAGGATCTAAGTGTGAATGTGGTGGCGAATATGATTCTATAGAAAATCACTATGATTGGTGTCCAAAGTATTATACTTGGAAGCATAAGTTTAAGAAATAAGGAGCTAATAAAGGCTTTTTAATATTGGAGTATTATATGAGTAAAATTAAAATTAGAGAGTCCGTTGCTAGAGGTTCGTTTTCCTGTAAAGGTGAAGCTTCGACAGGAAGTATTGATATTGAAGGAAGATCTTTTGGAGGTAATGAAAATGCCACATTGATTACTCTTAGTGACGGGCAGTTTAAGTTTACACAATTTATTAGGCTATCTGATGATACAGTTCAGTTAATGATTAGAGGAGATTGGGAAATAAGAGAATTTATTTTAGCTTTAAAAGAATTTGAACAAAGATTTTTAACTGCTAATGAGGAGTACACTAATGATAAACTTTATAGTGAAAATAATTATTAGATATTTAAAAGGAGCTTGGCAATCATTTAAAATTGGCAAGCAAGAACAAATAGTTAACAAAGCCAAAAAGGAGGCAAAACGTGAAGTTAAAGAAGCTAATGACAGTTATACTGAGCTTATGGATCTGTACACCGATTATAGCCAAGGAAGTCAAGGAAAATCCGCTGAAGAAAGCCAAGTTGAAGAAAACCAAGGTCCAGAAGGAGATAAAGAAAAATCCTAAAGAGGATCTGGAGCTGAATAAGGCTGTGGATAAAAATCCTAAAGAGGACATTGACTGGAACAAAATTAGGGTAGAAAGTAATATAGTTACGTGCCCTGGAGTGCTTGAAAAGTGCATTGATACTGCTAAAGAACAAAATGAGGCTATTAAGAAGCAGGGTAAGGTTATTAAGGAGCAAGATAAGCTTGTTAAAGATCTTAAAAAGCAGAATAAGAGTCAAAAAAGTACTATTAATCAATTAACTATTGGAAGTGTTTTGAGCGTACTTCTGCTACTACTATAGGCTAGTAATGATAAAGGTAAGTGATTATATATATAAAAAGTGTGTAAACTTTGCCCATGATCGTATTGGATTAAGCGCTGATGAGTATAAATATCGTGGAGAGTCTAGCGTGCCTAAAATGGTTGAAGATGTTATTATCGGTACTGTAGGAGAATGGGGCGCTTATAGGTTCCTGCGTGATCAAGGTATTAAAGTTTCTAAGCCTGATATGAAGATATACGAGGTTAAGCGTAAAAGCTTTGAGGCTGATCTTATGGCTGAAGATGCTATATATCATGTAAAGAGCCAATCTGTAATATCAAGTAAGCGATATGGACATAGTTGGCTGCTGCAGAGGTACGATAAAGTAGTTAATAATCCTAAGGATAATGAGTATTTTATATTTACTGAAGTAGATGGTAAAAATGTGCGCATATTGGGTATTATTAAATGCTGTTTATTAAAAGAGCGTGGGTTATATGGAGAGTGTAAGGTGCCTTGGTATAGAAAAACTAAAGTAGCCATATATTTAGATGATATTAACATGCCAGAATTATTTGATTATAAGGAGTAGTGGATGAAAAAATTTAAAGAAGGTAGGGATGTGTTAAGGGTACAAGGGTATGATGGAAATTGGAATTATGATAGTTATATGCATGGTATGTATAATGGCATGGAGTTGATGCTATCTTTAATAGAAGGAAGAGAGCCTGAGTTTAAAGAGGCTCCTTTACAATATAAATGTATTAAAAAGGAAATATTTAATGAGCAAAAAATTAAAAGTAAAGACATTTAGACAATCCGGTTTGCCGGTAGATTTAGACCAGTTTGATGCTTTTGATAAAGAGTGGAAAGATGGATATGATGCTATTATGGAAAAATTTGGTCGTGATATGCAGAAAATTCATGAGCATACAGAAATGCTTCAAGAGCAGTTAAATGCTAAATATGATACTGTAACTGAGTGGGATTTTATGGCAGATTCACATGATTTATTAAGAGCTGTAGAGAAGTATGGACCTATAATAACTGCGACGCATAAAGAAACAGGAGAATTGCTGTACATTATAGCGGATCAAGGTCTTTAAGGTCTTTAATTCCTATTGTAATTATTAAACGTGCTTGACCGTCTTTTGACGGTCTTTTTTTTGATATTAAGTCGCAAAATATTTTATCATTAACATTTAAGTTTTGACAGCCTGCTGGTGGTTCTATGTTGTAGTACTTGGGATCTGTTAAAAGGTCTAATAAGGGTTTTTCAAAGTTAGTTACATCATGCGTTCTAGAGCTAATATTGCCTTTTTTAGTGAAGAAACTGGGCATAGCAGCCCATATCTCTACCGTATAATAATGAGACTTTGGATCAAAAGTATTCCTTAGCCTTTTTAATTTCTCTTGATCCTGGTCTCGATTTAGTAGATTATGGACGTTATACGACCACTCTATAGCTTCCCTAGTTTTAAACGAACGCTGTTTGTGATACATTTTATTGATTGAAAATGTGCCAATGGGAAGCTCAAAAGTTTCTTTTATTTCTTTAATAAAGCCTCTTTAACTTTAGCGACGAGTTCGTCGTCTACAGTGTTATCGCTAAGCTTTACCAACTTTTCTAGTAAAAAAATAATAATCTCTTTTACAAAAGCTTCTGTCATTAAAGCTGATAGTATTGCCATTCCAATTTGTTTTAATACTGCCATGTTATTCTCCTTTTAATTCCCAAGTATTGTCTGGGTTTTGCTTAAAGTGTGTTTTTATTATATGTTCTATTTCATGCGGTTTTATAGTATCTGGATTATAGTCTAATTTTGAGCACATCTTTTTTAATACTTTTAAATATATAAGTTCCGAGCAATTGCGACCTTCTTTCCAAGGATTTTTAGATATAAGTCCTAAGTCTATTAAAAAAATACCTAAGTTTTGTAACATGCCATACTTTTTACCGCATTCTTGCCAACATGATTTACGTATTTCTAGTTCCAATTTTTTGTCTACTAAGAGTGTATATTCCGCTACTATTTCGTGCTTAGTGTTGAAAATAGATTCATGTTCGTAGTTAACATTGCCTTCACTGGCTTGGTAGTAGCCGGCTCCCCAATCATGCCTAATAACTTCACGAGCAACATGGCTGTAAGGCTTTTTAGTCCACCACATTATAAGACGTGAAAATATAGGCATTTTAACTATAGACTTTGTAAATACAATCTTAAGTTCTGTTTTCATGCTATTCTCTGAAGTATTCCAATGTTAACATAAAATCATGCTTTTCCCCCACTGGATGCCTCATTATTACTTGAAATTGATTTGTATTAAATGGGACTCCTGTGGAAGTTTTACTCATATATTTAGCTGCTCTTCCATCTGTTTCAATTTTTTGATCTACTCCTACATATTTAAAATTTATACCTCCTGCAAATTCTTTCGCATGATATACTCCGCTAGATGCTGGGTATTCCCAAGCACTGTTAGTTGTACTATCTATTACGCCTCCTACAACCCACATTCTAACATCGGTGGTTATAGCTGTATGAATATCCACTGTTCCAGAAATTACTTCATAGTCATAATCTGGTTTTATAGTTAATCTCGTTTCTACACAGTATGTGTCTATATCTGATTGAGTAGTTACCTCAGTTCCGTCTGATTTATAAAATTTTAATATATAATCTGCCCTGTCTACATTTTTCCAGTTTTTTGAATGTACGCTATTTAGCTTTGAAGTAGTAAATTCAAATGGATGTCCTAAATAGGTCCAGCCTTTTTTACCATAGGCGGTTCTATTTATTTGCCTACCTTCTTCATCTATTTCTAACAAGTCTATATTTTTTAATCTATTAATTTGATCTGCGGTAGTAGTATAGTAAGATACTCCGTTACCTATTTGTAATTTTCCAGAACTAATTTTATCTAATATGTCTGAATTATTACCTGCTGCTATGCGCTTTTCATCTGGTATCTGATACTCTTCATTAGGAACTATTTCTTTTCCTACAATACTATGGTTAACTGTGTCAATATTTTTTATGTAACATGGTATAAAACTCATATTTAATCCTTATGGTAATGCTTTAAATTGCAATAATACTGATGCATCAGATGCGTTATTTCCATTATCTATATACTTAACATATATTTCATCACCTTGTTGAAAGTCTTGATCAATGATATCATCTACAAAAAATTGAGTATTTGTTTTTGAGACACTGTAAAATGCTGTACCAGTTGTAGAGTTTATTCTAAACTCTAAAGTATAATCTGCATTACTTTTAGAGTTACTAAATGCAAATTCTCCTAAATTTGATTTTGTAGGTACAATAACTGGGGTAGAGTCTCCAGGTATTAACGAACTGTAACCTAGAAAAGTATTGTCAGATACTGTACCATTGTGCTGCAGTATTAAAGTATATCTAGGTGTATTGAGTGCAGTATCTGCTGTAGTAGAAGCCTCTTTAATTGCCAATTCTGTATTAGTTTCTGTCAGTACTGAACCAGTTGGATCAAATTTTTGACTGTAAGCATTGTCTGGATGTTTTATGTATGCTATTCCTCTAGCAACACTCAAGTCTTCAGTTCCATCGTTAACAACTACGTCTCCGCTTGTTATTAATGGACTTAATTCCGTTACTGAATCAGAACTAGCTAATAACATATAATCAGTAACTTCTACAGTTATTTGTCCAGAAGCTGGTATTGGCAATCCTAAAGAAGTTATATTTATTATTGATCCTGTAGTGTTTTTTAATATTTTCATTAACTGGCATCTCCTTTTACGTAGACTGTTACTACTGGGTTTTTAGCTGAGCCAGATTTAACTTTAGCTGCCAGTTCTTTTCCTGTAGTTATAGAGACGCTGTAAGTTTGTTTTTTAAATCTTTGAGCCGTTAGACTAATAGTAGCTAATTCTGTATATGTAGTACCGTCATGCTCTTCAATTGCAATTTCGAATGTATTTGAATTTTGATTTGATACAGAAATTTGTGTAATAAGAGCATCGGTAAGATCTACTGGACGCCCTGTAATGTTTGAGGGTACTGTTTCATTGTTAAGATATGCTCCAGAGCTTACATTTCCTGAGCGTCCAAAATTAAAACCTGGACTAGCTCCTGTACCACCTCCAGCGGCTAGTTCATCTAATTGGGCTTGTATATCGGTGCCAGTAAGACCGCTAGTTACGTTATCGGCTGGAATGTTTTCAGCATCTAGAACGTATTCTTCGTGGAAGTCTAGCTCGACTCCGTTTTTTTCACCTATAATGACTTTTACGTTATCAGCCACGTTAGCTCCTGTTTAGTTTTTAACTATTATTATAAAGACAAGGGCTGTAGAGCCCCTGCCTATAAAAAGCCTAAAGATTAGGCGTTTTTCTTAACAAATTTTAACTTAACAAGTAAGTCAGTAGCATTTTTAGCAATACCAGCTTGCCAAACATACTGTCCAGATCCGGAAGGGATTGTACTAGTTAAAGCACTTCCGTCCCAGTAGTACTTATCTCCTACAGTAGCAGAAGTAAGAACACCGGTAACTACAGCATCGTTAGCAGCAAATTTAACAGGGTTTCCAGATAGTACAGTTTCTAAAGCAATACCAACACCATAGTTGTTTGCATTGATAGGCATTGGGCTTACTGTATCGTTAGCACTGAAATAAACTAAGTCACCAGCGTCAACATTTGCGCCAGTGTTAGAAATTTCTTGATCGTACTCGTTAGAAGCTAGTAAATATAGCTCGTCTAAAGCACCTTCTACGTTTGTTGAAGTAAAGTAACTATTAGCATCTTCAATGCCGATTAGAGAAGCACCTTCTCCGTTAGTGTTTGAAGCGTAGTCACCGTGCTTAAGGTCTAACTTTTCTAAAGCTGCATAAATAGCATCGTTGTCTGCAAGTACGTTAGATTCAGTAAAGTCGTAAGTACTAGAAGTGTCACCACCGATTTGAGCTTCTAATTCGTTTAGAGCTGCTTCCATGCTATTTCCTGCGTAGTATGCACTAGCATCTTCGATACCAATAACTGCAGCACCTTCGCCAGTAGACGTAGAAGCTAGTAAGCTCATAGGGATAGCATCGTCAGAAGCACTATCAATTGTCAAAGTTGTAGGATCTCCTACGTTTGTTAATTGATTAGATCCCATTGATTGATCGCCAGTGAAAGCTCGTGTTCCAGCAACTAAGATGTACTGAGTGTGGTCGTCATCGCCTAGCCCAGTTAAAGAACCGTGATCGATGTCACCAAAGTCTAACATTGATGGATCAATTTTACCAGCAGCATCTAGTACAATTGGTTTTCCAGCATCGGCAACGCCTGCTGAAGAGTTAATAAAATCAGATTGCTCGTAAGCACCTGCACTTTCTTCGTAGTCTCCGTTTGAATCTACAAAAATAAATGATTTAGCCATTTAGTCCTCCTTAAGGATTCCGGTGTCTGGATCATAGCCAAAAGCACCTTCAATCCCATGTTTGTTTTTAAGTTCTTCTATAAATTTACGATGTTTCTCTTTAAGTTGCTCAAGTTTCTGCTTGTTTGTTTTGACTTTTTCATTCAATCGTTGAATTTCATAATCCATGATAGTTACTTTTTGCTTCAGAATGTTTTTCTGTCCTTCTATCAGGGCAATATCCTTTTGCGTTAACTGCATTAGTAGTGTTTGCTCTGCTTGCTCGCTGTGGTTAGCGTTTAGTTTTAGTATTTCTACTTCGTCTAAGCACTTTTCAGCCGGCTCTTTAGACTCTGTAGATTCTTCAACTTTAGCGGGAGCTTTTAGTTTTTCAGTTTTAGCCTTTTTCACTACTTTTTTTGCTACTTTTTTCTTTGTTTGTTTTTTAGTCATATTTAGTCCTTTACTTTAGTCTTTTATAGTATTTATTATTATTATGCTCGTTTAACAACCCTTTCTACCTGTATTATTATACTTGATGTTGATCTTGGAGTGCCTATGCGTATTACATAGGAGCCTGATGCTGTAGGCGGGTTAGCTGTTATAGCTCCTGCTGTAGCATCGCTAAGGTAGTATTTTTTAGTAACGTCTAAGCCTCCAAATACTGATGCCGTATATCCGGTTACTTGGACGTTGCAGTCAGTAGAGGTATTTTTTGTAACACATATCCCTATTATATTTGAATTTGTTAGAGTATCGGCTTGAGCTTTGACTACTGTTCCAGCACTTAGTCTTACTATATCGCCTACGCTAACAGTAGCATCGCAGGTCATGTTTTCTATTATGTTGTCGCCTGTAGCTAAGTTAGTATAATCTGCAACGGTGTTTGCATATTCAGAGTTTTGCGGATTTGCACCACCTCTCTTAAATATATCATTTTCGTTGCACTTATTTTTACTCATTCGAGTCCTTTGAGATTAGTTATAGCTTAATTTTTACGAGCTAGAACTAGGCTTTGGTATTATCTTGAAGTTTTTTTCGTTTTTCTTCTTCGACTTTATTTTTTTTCTTTTTGAAGTGGTTACGAATGTCTTCTACTATTGATACAGGTCTTAGGTTTTTACCCTTATTTCGCTCTTTAGCTTCCGCCACGGCTTTATCGAAAGCTGCCTTTTGCTGCGCTTTGCTCATGCTACGCTGCTTTTTAGTAAGATCAGAGCCTCTTCCTAGTGATTCTACTGAGCCTAGTATGGGCATTGCTGCTGTAGCATCCTCGCCTGTAGCTAGAGCTGCTATAGCTCCTACTACTGGTAAGCCTTTTAGGCTGCGTCCAATTTTAGCTAAGCGCTTTAGCTTTGAAGCTTTTTTAGCCTTGGCAATTTTATTTTCCCAGGCGCCAATTTTAGATATTTTTTTAGTTTCTGCTTTTTTGTCAATTACAGGGGCGCTAAAATTGCCTTTAGTTACCTTTTTGTCTGAGATTTTTTCTGTATAGCCTTTACCTTTAGAGGTTTGCGAGGTATTAATGCGCTCTGTAAAGCCTGGAGCCCGGTCAACAACTTTAAATTTTCCCTCTTTAGCGCCTTGAGACATTTTTTGACGAAATTGTTCATATTCTTCCTTAGTTTTGGTTTTTTTAGCCTGAGCTATAATACGGTTAAATTCTTCTTTAGTATATTCTTTCATATTAACAGTCCCATTTTCTTAGTGATTTGTTTATACGACTATTTGGATCGTTTGCTGTTTTAGCACTTGTTAATTTACTTTTCATTCCTTTCATGCGGGCACAGAAAGATTTGCGTCTTTTAGCCTTTGCTTTTGATTTTATTGCTGCTTTAGCACTTACTGGAGCCTTTAAATTTGAGCCAGTAGCTTTATTGTAAGCATCTCGACCTTTTTGATTTAATCCGCCTTTTGGATTTTTATGCTCTATTTTTAGCGCAAATTCTTTTTTCTTTTTGTCCACTATGAGCCTCCATTAAGTATTACTAGCACTGCTGTGGCTATTGAGCCTATTACGGCTAGTACGCCTAGTAGTTTGCCGGCACCTTTCATTTGGTTAACATGGTCTTTTATAGGCAGTAGGGCTTCTTCTACGTTTTCAGTGCGCTTCATGTGAGATTTTAGGTGGGCATTGTGGATACCTTGTAGATTCTCTATGGCACCTATTCTGGTTTCCATAGATTCTAGTTTGTGAATTATTATTTTAGTATCTTTACTGTCCACCGTTAGCTCCTTAGAATGTATCTACTTCTGTGTGCGCTGGAAGCTCTTCAAGCGTAACTTGAGTATCTCCAAGTAATATCTGCCCTTCCGGTCCAAACTCTGTACTATTAAAAGTTAATGTTGTTGCTGTTGCCGTAAAAATATGACTTCGACTAAATTGAGAATATTCAAAACCAGAATCTCCCGGTCCACCTTCTCTACGAGCCCTAGCTATAGTGCTCCCGTTATGTACTGCCTCAAGAAGCATACCGCCCCCATTACTTCCACTAAAGTAGGGGTTCATAGTCACTTTATAAGTATTACCTATAACTAGATTTTGAAATCTTAAATCTACAATGTCGGTAACATTACTAAGTACGTTAGAACTAAGAGTTTTTGTTTGCCACTTAGTAAAATTGGGCTGAATAACATCGGGCAGTTCGGCGATTTTAGTAATGTTTATCCAAGTATTAACAGCATCATCACTAATACTACTATTTCCAGAACCTTTTCTTAGTTGTAGTTCATCACCCTTTTGTAATTGTAAAGTAGCTGAACCAACTTCTCCAGTAGTGCTTTCTACTATTGTAAGTCCTATTTTCTGTGTTCTAGTTCCGTTTATATATATATCAATATTGCCATCATCTGCTGTGCCTAATCTTACTGCAGAAGATATAGAATAGATACCTCCTTCTGGGGCTGTAAATGTTCCGCTGGACCATGCTGCGTGAGTATCTATTATATTTGTGAAATCAATTGGAGTAACGTCTGAAGTAACTGATCCAGTAGTTGATCCTCTACCTAGTACGTATACTGTGCGACCGCTTGAGTCGGATGCTTTTAAGTCTGGTTGTGCTAAAATTGATATTACTCTTCGAACACCTCCAACGGCTCCGGAAGCTCCATCATTATGAGGTCTAAGAACATCTCCAGCTTTTAAAGGAATTGATACTGTAACACTTCCCCCAGCATTAATAGGAGTTAGGTACGTTAACGCCTTTCTATCGGCTTGTGTAATTGATTGGATTGAAGTCGTTAATTGATTTGAGTTTAAGGACCACCCAATATAGCCTAAACTGGAAAAAGCATCCGTATACGTAGCAGTAACTAGACAGTCTTTTCTAGCTGTAACAGAAAAACCATTTGCAGACGTGCTTTCTATTTCAAGTATACCTGCGCCATCTTCTGTAAATGAGTCTACTGTAGGTATTTTATTATTAGTAGATCCGTTTGACGAGCCATCAAAGGTTTCCACATAATGAAATCCTATGTCGCCAATAGCACTTGTTTCTGCTGGACCAACTCTAAAGTTGTCAATTTTAATATCGTAATCATCTGTATCATTGCTGCCAATATGCACTAAAACTCTGTATGATGTTGAACCACCGCTAAAGGTTGCATAGCCCAGGTACTTTCCTGCAGGGCTTTTGGCTTCTACGCCAGCTTCGACTAGGTTTATTAGTCGGCTGTTAGTAACATCGTAGAGGTACACCTTAATATTATCAGTGCTATAATCTGCTGTAACGCTATAGTCAAAACTAACTGCGGCTAGTTGACCTTTATCGGCATCATCAATGCTAAAATCATAACTAATTCCTTCACCTTGTCTTGAAGCTGCTCCATTTTTTTCAATTAAAAAGCTTTTAGTTCCTCGAAGCGGGCTAGAGCTAGAAGCGGTAAATAGAATACTAGCACTTCCTCCAGTACCATCTACTGGAACTTCAGAAGAGTCATTGTAAGTTGACCAGCCTGTAGTCCCACCTTCAGCGTCATTATTTTCTATATAGTTTATGCCGCTAGAACCGCTACCAACTGTTTTCCACTGAGTTCCGTCATAGACGTATAAGCCTTCCGAGCGGCTAGTACCATCTGAGTAGAAAAACTGTCCTTGGATTGGTGAGCCTGGATCGGCATCTAGGGGGTTAAGCTTTTGAGAGTCTATCTTTGTTCCAACAAATTCCCAGGCAGAGTCTCTGTAGATATACAGACCTTCAGTATTTGTAGTACCGTCGTCGTAGTAGATCATGCCTTCTACGGGACTAGTTGGGGCTGCACTTAGTCCGTTCTGTTTAAGCGTATTTAGGCTTATATTTTTACCAATAAAGCTCATTCTATGTTCTCCTATGTAGTTAATTTTAGCACTTTGAAGTGATAAAGCTAAGTTGTTGATTTTATTAACTATGAGGGTTTTTAAGCCCTTGTAGGTTCTTTTATGTTATAGTGTTATATTTTGCTTTAGATTTTAAGGGCTATATGTAGCTATATAGCCCTGTTTAGTTATTTTTAGTTCTTTCGAGACTATCTAATACTAATTATACTATAAACCAGTTAGATCCGTCAAATACGTACCGGTGTGAGGCGTAGTCACTGTTAATAACATGGGTTGCGCTGCCATCGATATTATTGCCGTTTCCTGACACTGTTTTATTATTAGTGCTTGCATTGCCCGCTGCATCTTTTATGACTATGTAGTCGTCTGTAGCTGGTGAGGCTGGCAAAGTAATGGTGTAGGCAGTGCCTGTAACCATATAGGTTTTACCGGCTTCAGCGTTAAAGGCTGATGCTTGAGCTTCTACGTCATGCACTGGGATAGCGTCATTTACGAAGTCAAAATTTGATGTAAAAGGGTTAAATTTTATTCCCATTATTAATCTCCTTAATTTTTATAAATTTATAGTTTTGTGTGTGTAGTCTTTTTCCATTACATACAAGATTTACTTTAGATTTATTTAGTTTAAGTTTTCTTGCTGCCTCAGCTTGGGAATTGTAAATTTTTCCGTTATTAAGACATAATATTTTTATTGCGTTTTTTGGAATTCTATTAGTATTAGCTAATTTAGCATTTTCTATGCACTTTTTAGAAGGTTTTCTACCTTTTAAGGCTTTTGATATATTTTCACAATGCTGTTTAGATCTTATTTTTCCTTTTAAGGCTTTAGATATTTTATCTTTAGTAGATTGTTGCATTGATAAACATCCATCTCCTCCTAAAGTCATATTAATTAATTTACAAGTTTTAGACTTTTGAGATATCTTTCTTACTTCAGCTTCTTTAATAAATTTTTTAGTAGTTAAAGCTATTACTCTCATTAAAGGTCTATATCCTTCTCTTTTTAATTTACTAATCCAATTTATTTTATGTTTGTTGCTTTTTTTGTTATTTACATGATCGCTATACCTCTTATTTAAATTATTAGTTCTTCCTATATACCTAACTTCATTTGTTAATGGATCTACTAATTCATAAACATACATAACTTCCTTGTTATGCATGTTAATAAAACTTGGTATATTTTTAATATTACGATTTAATGACATTTATTAACCTATTATTAGCATCGTATGTTAAAGTTAGTGTAGCTATTGTAACAGTAGCTAGTTTATACGTTACGGTACTTATTTCTCCCAAACCATTTCCAGCGGCTACGTATGTTAAAGCTACTTCATCAAACTCATCTGGAACTAGAGATCCTGCAAGTCTTTTTTCTAAATTGTCAATATCAGTTTCAATATTATTTAGAGATGTGTCAATATCACTAAGCGTTGAATTTGCCGTACTTTGATTTGCAGCCGTTGAGGCTCCTGCTGGTAGTGGTAGACTAGCGGCACTTACAGGTTGAGTCTCGGCTAGATCGGCTTTTCCTTCTAATTCAGTAAGTAGGGCAGCCATAGTCGTTTGAGTAGCAAAGTCCTTACCGTCAATAGAGCTTAGCGTGGATTCTGTAGCGGCACCGGCTGGTAGTGGAAGTGAGGCTGCACTTACAGGTTGCGTTTCAGTAACATCGGCTTTAGCTTGAAGCTCAGTTAGGATGGCGGCACTTGTAGTTTGAGTAGCAAAGTCTTTGCCGTCAATAGAGCTTAGCGTTGCTTCTGTAGCTGCTCCAGTTGGTAGAGGTTGACTAGCTTGGCTTACAGGTTGCGTCTCTGCCAAATCTGCCTTTGCCTCAAGTTCGGTCTGTAGAGCATCTAACTTGGCTTGGATAGATTGTAGTCGTTCTAGCACTGTATTTGAAGTTGGGGTAGCGCTTACTTCACCAATTCGGCTATTGGTGTCTTCAATGTCTGCTTCAATTTGTTGCAGCTCAGTAATAGCTGAGTCCTGTTTGGCTTCTGTAGCTGATCCACTTGGAAGTGGTAAAGAGGCTACTGATACAGGTTGAGTTTCTCCTAAGTCTGCTTTAGCTTGCAGCTCAGTCAGTAAAGCAGCTAGTGTAGTTTGGGTAGCAAAGTCTTTACCGTCAATAGAGCTTAGCGTTGCTTCAGTTGCAGCGCCAGTAGGTAGAGGTAGACTTGAAGCACTAACAGGCTGCGTCTCAGTAACATCGGCTTTAGCTTGAAGCTCAGTTAATAAAGCTGCCAACGTAGTTTGTGTAGCAAAGTCTGTAGCTGCTAAAGCTGCTAGTGTAGTTTGGGTAGCAAAGTCTTTGCCCTCTAGAGCACTTAAAGTAGTTTGAGTAGCAAAGTCCTTGCCCTCTAAAGCGCTAAGAGTTGTTTGAGTAGCAAAATCTTTTCCGTCTAATGAGGTTAAAAGCGTGGTTTGACCGTCGAGCTCAGTATTAACATCGCCTAATTCGGTTATAATAGTATCTTGCTTGGCTTCTGTAGCTCCTCCTGAAATTGAAATGGAGCCTGCTGGTGGGTATGTAAAAACTGCCATGTTATCCTCCTATCTGCTTAGCGGTCATATTGGCTGTCATAGAGCCGGTGCCGGACGTGTTAGTAAATGATAGTTTTAGGTGCGTGAAAGGCATGTCGGAGAATATAATGACGTGATCGCCACTATTTCCTGTAATAGAGATAGCGTCTAAACCTTCTAAATTGTAGTAGGTTCCTTTTTCTCCATTTTTAGCCTGTACTGCCATAGTGCCTACTGGGCTGCTTCCGCTCCACATAACATGGATTGATGCTTTGTCTAGATTTGTAACTACAATTTCTTCTGAATCTTGGTTAGACGAGATGTCTACTTCATCGAAGGGTTTGTAGCCTTTAATTACGTTTTTTCGTGCCATTAAGGACTCCTTTTGGGTTAAGCTGTTTTCCAGCTAGTCGTTATTATAGTTTAGCTGTTATTTAATTTCAATGTCTCCAGTTTCGAACATTTCTAATAAAATAACTGTAAATAGTACTATTCCTAATAAGATCATAACTTGCTCCTTTTACTTAATTTCTTTTTTCTACTTGCTCTATTGATGTCATTTCATCGTCAGCCATGTCTAGTGCTTCGTATTTCCCTAAACTTTCACTTTGAGCTCTTTGTGCCCTTTCTTCTTGTTCTGCTCCAAAGTTAGCTTGAAGTAGTCCAATATTTTTAGGAATTAAAGCAGTATCTGCTGGTATGTTTAATAATGTCCCTATTTTTAATCTTTGTTGATAATTTAAAGTATCTGGGTTGTTAGCTATATATTCCATAGATTGATCTTGTATTCGTTTATATAGATTTGGGTATATATTTTCTAATACTTCTACTTTTTCTCTAGTTAAAGATCCTTTTTCTAGATCATCTAATACTGACATGGGATTATCTATAGCTTCCATATATCTTTCAAATTTTGCCATTTCAATACTAGAAGGACTGTAGTCTTTATTATTTTTTAAAGTTTGTATAGTTCCTTGGGCTGTTATTTTTTTAGGAATCTTATCATCTATAAAATGAACCATGTTGTTTATCATTGGAGTTACTGCTTGTACTGTATTTGGTGCAAAATTATTTAAAGATGCTGTATTTCTTATTAGTTTTTCTGCTAATACATTAGGATCTTTATACTTTTCTATATTTGCTCTTATATTATTTAGAGCTTGTTTTTTATCCAGTGGTTTTTTTCCTTTTTCATCCATAGCAATTGCTGATTTTAATATAGTATATTTTTTTGCAGGTTCTTTAAATTGCTTTAACTTTGCCAAGTTTGTATTTTTAAAAAATCTATTAAGGCTGTTATTGGTTTTTTTAACAATTTCTTTGTTTGTTCTTTCTACGTGTGCAGCAACTATGTACTTGTTAAATGCTTTTGATTTTAATAGAGCTTTTCCTCCTAGTATAGTTCCGGTAACTGTAGGGTCTATTATAGCTCCAGTCATTCCCATCATCATGTCTCTTACGTTTAGTATACTGTTTATATCCTCGTCAGCCATTTTTCCTACTTGAGTATTTCTAGGATTTAAGAATTTAGTAGACAGGCTATAACCTTGATTATGTTTTTTTAAACTGTTTAATAAATTCTCATCTATCAACTCAGCTTTTTTATATAATGTTTCATTTAACATGGTTCTTGCTTGATATATTGCGTTTTCAAACTCTGTAGGATCTTTTACACTTTCAAATTTTATATTAGAATCTAGTTGTTGTCTAAGAGTTCTAAGCTGTGAAGGTTTTAGTTTTTCGTATGTTAGTGGAAGACCTTCTTTTAGATTTCCTCCTAAATGTACTTCATCTATATTATTAACTATTTTTTCTAGAGCTCTAGCTTGTATTCTATCTCCTTCACTGACCGATTTTTTTAATCTTTGTACTTGATCGTCTAAGAACTTCATTACTGGCACTATTGTGTCTACATTATTTAACTCGTCAATTCCTTTTTTTGATATAGCACTGTCTAAAGTTTCATATGCATCATCTAATCCTTTTATAGACTTTTCTTTTATATCTTCAAATCTTTTTAATACGTTACTATTTGATTTAAATTTATCTAATAAACCTTCATCATAAAGAAAATTCATAATTTTTTTAGCTTCTTCTGGATCATCGAAAGACTTAGAAAATGAAGATGTATCTTTTATTTTAAATGCTTTTTTTGTTGCTTTTATTGGGTCCATAAATCCCAATTTTAATTTTGCTGCGGATTTATCAGCGATGTCTTTAGCTTTTGGTATGGTAGCCTGCACTCCTCCAAAAAGTTTACTAGCTGCTCCTCCCATCACTGCTCCTGTTCCTGCTGCGACAAGTGCGTTGGTAGCGTTAAACTCAGCATCTCCTAATATATCTTCTCTTAGTAGATCATGGACGTTAAAAGCTGCTGCTTCCATAGCCGATCCTAGATTTTCTGCTGATACTTTTTCGACTAGTTTTTTAGTAAATTTTTTATTTGCGGCGTTTTTAGTCAGAGTTTTTAATATTTCTTTACCTGCTTTTTGACTAGCTTTTGCTATTAAAGATGGAGCAGTTTTAGCTGCTACTTTGCCTACTAAGGATGTTCCTCCAGATGCTGCAGCGGCTGCTATTGAAGCTCCTATATCGCCTCCGTAGAATTCTAAGGCATTTCTTTTTTTAATTTCTTTTAGTTCTTTTCTGGTATATAGTCCTGCTTTAATTGCAGCTAGTTCTGAGGCAGAATATGTTAATCCTGAAGCAGCTCCTAAGCCAAAAGCTTCTAAGCTTCTGTTTCCATACTTTCTTTCTAGTTCGATTTCTTTACCTACTTCTTCAATATCTTCAGGAGTTAGATCTGATTTTAATTCTGGTAATTCGGACTCTACTCCATAGTACTCATTGTCCGGAGCCTCTATTCCTATAACATCATCTAAATTTATTTTTATCTTATCATCTGCCATATTATTCCTTGTGCCACAATCCTTTTTCTTTTAATGCATTTATCGCCTCTTCTCTAGTTGCATTTTTATATTTAGGAGTGTTTAGAACACTTTCAATATTTTTCTCATTTTTAGCTTTTGCTGAGTGGGAGGTGTAATCTGAAATTTTATATCCTTTTGTGACTACTGCTTTAGATGGTATTCCGTAAGATCTTGATAATTTAGTAAATTCTTTATTTACTTTGTCTACCCTGTTTAAAGTTGCTTTATTCTTATTTACTACTGATTTTATTAAATTTTGTTTTTGTTGTTTTGTAAGCATTTCGCCGGTAGTCATTTTTGCTACAAGTCTTTTTAATGATGAAGGGATTTTAGCGTTTAATTCCATTCCATCAGGAGTTTCTAAAAATGCTCCTATATCCTTTAATGTTTTAAACTCTCCTTCTCTTACTACTGAAGTGGGGTCAAATGTTTTATAAAATAGATATATTAAAGATGCATCAGCAGGACCGGAGTTTTCTTCTATATTTCTCTGCATAGTTTCTAAATTTACTAACATGTCTCCTATGCCTATTTTATCTATTTCTGATCTATATGTGTTATTTAACTCTCTTGCTTGTTTTTGTGCACCTTCATCTAAAAAATATATAGGTACGTCATCTCCCTTTCCTTCTAATATAGCTTTTTGGATTATTTTTTGTTTTTGAAGATTTTCATATTCTTTTGATTTTAGAGCCATTTCTTGAGCCATTTTATTCATTCTTACTCTGGACTCTTTATCTTTTATTATTAGCTCTTTTTTGCTAATTTCTTCTGCGGCTTTTTTATAATGATTAGATAGCAGAAGTTGTGCATGTTCTTTTTTTACGTTTCCTGCCTCTATTTGCTGCTCTACGTCTTTATTTATAGCGTCTTGTAGCATTTTAAATGCAGTGTCTTCAGTTTTGGTAATGGCTGATCCATAAGAAGACATGGCTAGTGCTATTGCCATTAATACTTTTGGACCAGTGTCCATATCTCTTAGATATCTTCCTGAGTCTATTTTATGGTCCTTATATTTATCTAAAGCATCTTGTACTGCCTTAAAATCGTTTTCTGTTTTTTGTTTAAAATCTTCTAAATCTTTTTTTTCTGAAGCTATTTGTCTATCATTAGCTTCTTTTTCCGCTCTTTTTTCTTTTAAAGGAGCTTGTTTTATTAGAATATCTTCTTCTGTGGGAGTAGAAGCTTTATCTATAGCATTTTGAAGCTCTTCTTTTTGCCTAGCATCTAGGCTTGCTCTTAGTGCCTCCTCACCTTCTTTTTTAGCTATAAGTTGCTCCATTTCAGGATCTTCTTCGAATTTATAACCTTTGCTAAGCATAAAATCTTTTTTAGTTTGGTACTCGTTTATTAATTGCTGCTCTTCAATTTCTACTGCGCCTTGCCTTTCTTTTTCTAATTTTAAAGCTGCAGAGTCTTCTTGTTCCATTAATTGCAACTCATTTATTATATCGTCTTGAGACGGAGTTCCAGCCATGTTAGGTGTTCTAGCTTTTATTCTAGTTATAGCTGTTTGATATCTACGATCTGCATTTTGTTGAGTTTCTATTTGAGATTCTGTAGTAGAGGGTAAGTCTTGTTCCGGTTTTATTACTGGAGGTACTGGCTCTACTGGCTGTATAGGAGCTAGTGGAGGCTGTATAATTTCTTGTTGAGTTATGGGATCTATAATTGGCTGCTCAACTATTGGCTGCTCAGCTACTGTCTGTTCTACTATTGGCTGTTCGGCAGCTATTTCTTCCACAGGCATTGTGT